AGTAGCGAGATGCCTTTGTTCAGGCAATGCACTCCCAAGGTGCCTCCCGAACACCCAATTTAGAATCCTAGGAGAATCCTATGCCCGTTGTTGGCAATCGTCATTTTGCTTACACCCCTGAAGGTGAGGCAGCTGCTAAGAAATACGGCAAGAGCGTCGGCAAGCCCGTGCGCAAAGGCTATCGCCATGGCGGTGAAACAAAGAAATACTTCAAAGGCGACCTCGACCCTGCGTATACCTGGAAGCCGGGTAAGCCCAAGGGTAAGAAGAAGAAGTGATGCCCTATGATCACGGCTTTCGCCGTTGGGACGCCTACCCTGGACCACCCCTCACGTTTCTAAAGCCCGAGAAGCAGCCGAAGAAACCGTCTAAATCGAAAAAGAAAGGAACTTAGTTATGCCAAAGAAGAAGGCCAGTAAGAAGAAGAAGTCCAGCGCCGTTAAGAAGCAGCGTGGTGGTATGACGCCAGCTAATCCCAACGTTAATGTCCCCAGAGGCGTCCCCTACCCGAGCCGTGGATTACACCCCTATGGAAGACCGGGAAGCCCGGGAGGAGCTGGTTTACAAGCTACTAGGACTCCTCAAGGGATTAGTCAGTATCAACCCTATGGTGGTAGTGGCGCTGGCGCTGCTACTGGTCGTGGCGCTGGGCAGGCCGAGTTGAACGCGCAGTACCAAGGAATGCTAGGCACTGGGATTGGTGGACGAACGCCATGGCGTCAACTCCAACAACCGCCACGCAGACCACCACCTCCCATTCGTCCGGGTTACAAAGTGGGTGGGCCGGTACCCGAGACCAATGCTTCACTTGCGGGCAAGGGATATCAGGGTGGTGGGGCGTTTATGCCACCATCACGTCCAAGAATTCAAGATTTTATGGGTGGTGTTGCCGGTGGACCCCCGGGGCGCCGTCCGACTTTAGGACCGCAGCCTCGTAGGCGTCGTGGTCGCGGTCGTGGAGGTAGAGACGTTTAGTGCAGAGTCTGCTCGATCGTGTGCAGGAACTTCCTGATTTAGAACGTCAGAGCATGTTGGCGCTGTTGGAGGAATACGAAACCGCCCAGCAGCGTGAGGTCGTGCACGCTTCCTTTTTAGATTTTGTACGAGCGATGTGGCCCGCCTTTATCGAGGGCTATCATCATTCCAAGATGGCGGATGCCTTTGAACGAGTGGCGCGAGGTGAACTCAAGCGCCTCATCATCAACATGCCGCCACGGCATACCAAAAGTGAATTTGCTTCGTACCTGTTACCCGCTTGGTATCTGGGGCTGGCCCCCGAGAAGAAAGTGATTCAGACCGCACACACTGCCGAGCTGGCGGTGGGTTTCGGTCGGAAGGTGCGGAACCTTGTCGGCGATCCCGATTTCCAGCGGGTGTTCCCCGGGGTGGGATTGCAGGCTGACTCCAAGGCCGCAGGCCGCTGGAACACTAGCGCCAACGGCGAGTACTTTGCTATCGGTGTCGGCGGAGCCGTGACCGGTAAAGGCGCTGACTTATTAATTATCGATGACCCGCACTCGGAGCAGGAAGGTCAATCGTTGGACCCGGCGGTATTCGATCGGGTCTATGAGTGGTACACGTCCGGCCCCCGGCAACGGTTACAGCCGGGTGGTTCGATTGTTATTGTCATGACGCGCTGGCATAAGCGTGATCTGACCGGTGCCATCTTAAAGTCATCGATCGAACGCGACGGCGCGGATGAGTGGGAGGTCATTGAGTTTCCCGCCATCATGGAATCCGGGCGCGCACTCTGGCCCGAGTTCTGGGGCATTGAAGAATTAGAGAAGCTGCGCGCTGAACTGCCGGTTTCGAAATGGTCGGCCCAGTATCAACAAGACCCAGCCGCCGAAGAAGGCGCCTTGGTCAAACGCGAGTGGTGGAAAGTCTGGGAAGAGGAGCAGCCACCCAAGTGTGAGTTTATTATTCAGTCATGGGATACCGCGTTCCTGAAGAGCGAGCGCGCCGACTTCTCCGCCTGCACCACATGGGGTGTCTGGTACAGCGTCGGCACCGATGGTTACGCCCAACCCCAGCTGATGTTGCTGCATGCGTTCAAAGAACGGATGGAGTTTCCTGAGCTGAAGTTGAGAGCCTACGATACTTGGCGGGAATGGAAGCCCGATGCTTTCATTGTCGAGGCGAAGGCCGCAGGCAGCCCGCTGATATTTGAATTACGCCGCATGGGGATTCCGGTTCAGGACTTCACCCCATCACGCGGCAACGATAAGGTCGCCCGGGTCAACGCGGTGGCTGATTTATTTGCTTCGGGGATCGTATGGGCACCGAAGAAACGCTTTTCGGAAGAGGTCATTGAGGAGTTTGCCTCCTTCCCGACAGGCGATCATGACGATTTAGTGGACTCCAGCACCCAAGCGTTGCTGCGATTCCGACAAGGGGGCTTTGTTCCCCTGCATACCGACGAAGAAGATGTGCCGATCTATTCAAGAAAGGCCGCCTACTACTAGGAGAATAGACGATGGCGTTCAGAACGTGGTTTAAGCGCGTATTCAAGGGCGTGGAAGAGGTCGAAGTGCGTGCTCGCGATGAGGATGGGCGCTTTGTGGGTGACGATAAGTCCACGCCAGACGTGGATGAGGCCTATACCACCATCGATGTTCCCATTGAGGACAAGAAAACGCCGGTAAGAGGTCGCGTGCATGGCGATTGAACGTCCGTTAGGCAACCCGATCGGGGAGTTTCGGGAAGAAGACATCGAAATTGTGGTCGAGGACCAGGAAGCGGTTGGGATTCCAACCGAAGATGGCGGCATGCTCATCGATTTTACTGGCGGGATGGAGGAACCGGACGAGAGTTTCGGTGCCAACCTTGCCGATAGCATCGATGAGAATGAATTATCGTCTCTCGCGAAGGAATTGGTGTCGCAATACCATGGCGACAAGGACTCCAGGGGTGAATGGGAGCAGGCGTACCGCAAAGGTCTCGACTTATTGGGCCTGAAGATCGAAGAACGCACCGAACCATGGCCCGGAGCGTGCGGGGTACACCATCCATTGCTCACTGAGGCGGTGGTACGCTTCCAATCGCAGGCTATTTCCGAGATTTTCCCCGCCGCAGGGCCGGTAAAGACGCAAATCATCGGGAAAATCACCGAGGAGAAGGAACAGCAGGCCAGTCGCGTCAAAGAACACATGAATTACCTTCTCACCGAGCGAATGATCGAATATCGGGGAGAAACAGAGAAATTACTGTTCAGTTTGCCGCTGGCAGGGTCCGCATTCAGGAAAATCTACTGGGATGTGAGCATGGGACGCCCTTGTGCTGTGTTTGTTCCCGCTGAGGACATGGTGGTGTCGTATGGGGCCACCGATTTACTGACTGCAACCCGTATTACGCAGGTAATGAAGCGTACGTCCAACGAAGTGCGTAAATTACAGGTCGCTGGCTTCTATCGGGACATTGAATTGCCCACTCCGGGCATCGATCTGAACCAAATTCAGCGCAAATACGACGAATTGACTGGCGATCGGCCCGATTACGACTGGGACAACCGCCATACCCTGTTGGAGATGCATGTTTACGTCGATCTTCCCGGTTACGAGGAAGTAGGCGAGGATGGCGAAGACACCGGCATCGCATTGCCGTATGTGATCACCATCGACCTGACCTCGACCGAGGTATTGTCGGTGTATCGCAACTGGTATGAGGACGATCCCAACCACATGCCGCGTCAGCACTTCGTGCATTACGAATATCTACCGGGTCTGGGCTTTTATGGCTTTGGCCTGATTCATTTGATTGGCGGGATTACCCGCAGCGCTACCAGCCTGTTGCGACAACTGGTGGATGCCGGAACCTTATCGAATTTACCGGGTGGTTTGAAAGCCCGGGGGTTGCGCATCAAGGGCGATGATTCGCCCATCATGCCGGGGGAGTTCAGGGACGTGGACGTGCCCGGGGGCACCATCCGCGACAACATCACCTTCCTGCCGTACAAAGAACCGAGCATCGTCCTAGCAGAATTGTTGGGCAACATCGTCGAAGAGGGGCGCCGGTTCGCTTCCATCGCCGATGTCAAAGCGGCAGACATGAACACCGAGGCCCCGGTGGGGACCACGCTGGCACTGCTGGAACGCAACATGAAAGTCATGTCGGCGATTCAGGCACGTCTGCATGCGGCCATGCGCCGGGAGTTCCGTGTGCTCGCCAACGTGGTGCGCGACATGGGACCGGTGGAATATGAATTTGAACTGGAACCGGGTGAGGAAAGAGCTAAAGGATCGGATTTCGATCAGCGCGTGGATGTCATCCCCGTCTCAAACCCGAACGCCAGCACCATGGCACAGCGCATCATGCAGTATCAGGCGGCGTTGCAGCTGGCCTCTACCGCACCCGATATTTACAACATGGGCGAACTGCATCGGCAGATGCTCGATGTCCTAGGCATTGAGAATGTCGATGACATCGTGCCACCGCAGGAAGATGTACCGCCGCTCGATCCGGTCACCGAAAACATGAATCTGTTCAACGGTCAGCCGGTACGCGCTTTTCCGTATCAGGATCAGGAGGCGCATATTCAGGTGCATATATCGGCGGCGCAGGACCCGAAGATTGGGGAAATGCTGGCCAACTCGCCGCGTGCACAAGCGATCGAAGGAGCCTTTGCCGATCACATCACCGAACATTTAGCACTCCAGTACCGTCGCGAAATCGAAGAAGAACTGGGTGTGCAGCTGCCGCCGTTAGGCGAACCGATACCGGAAGACATCGAACTGCGTCTCTCCAAGCTGGTGGCTGAAGCTGCCGGACGGGTGCTTGGTAAGGATCAGGCTGAGATGCAGCAGAAGGAAATTCAAGAACGTATGGAAGACCCGGTGGTGCAGCTGCAAGAGAAAGAGATGCAAATCCGCGAAGCCGAGGTTTACCGCAAGGCCGAGGAGAATGCTACCAGGGTGGCCGCCGATCTGGCCAAGGCGGAAGAAAGAGCCAAGATCGATCGCGAGCGGATGTCATCCCAAGAACGGATTGCCGGTGCCCGTATTGGCGCCGACGTGGCCAAAGAACAAGCCAAGGAGGCGCTGGAAGACCGCAAAGTGTCTGCCAATCAGCGTCTCGAAGGAGCACGACTGGGTGAGAAGATCGCCGAGATCGTGTTCGATGATGATAAGAAAAAGGACGAGGACTAATTGATGGATGGCCCTCTTGACCTAAACGCTGCGCAATACCTGCGTAAGGTATTACGCGAGCGTATGAACGAGGTGACCGACAACCTTGTTACCGGATCGGCCAGTAATTTCCCCGACTATCGCCACGACGTGGGCGTCATCGAGGGACTTGCGTGGGCCGAACGCGAACTGCTTGACCTTGTTGAAAGGATCGAAGCTGCATAACGCCCCTTTGGGCGCAGGGTTCTGCGATGCCCCCTCATCGTTGTTGGAGAGAAATATGGAACTGGTAAAGGGCGAAGAGCGTGACGCTCCCGATATCGGCATTGAGCCGAAGACGGCGCGCCAGCTTCCCGCGCCTTGCGGCTGGAAGATTCTGATTGCGTTGCCGGAGGTCATTGAGACCACCGATGGCGGCATCATCAAGACGACGGAAACCCTGCAGAACGAGGAAGTCTCCTCGATCGTGGGCTTCGTGGTATCGATGGGACCGTTGTGCTACGCCGACTTTAGTCGATTCCCTACCGGACCTTGGTGTTCGTCGGGCGACTGG